GCCTGCTTGACGCCACCCAGTGCGCTTGCAGTGGCGTTGGTCATTTTGTAGGCCGGAGCGGTGCCGGCAGCGGACGGGGACAGCACCGTCACATCGCCGCCAGCGTCCTTGTCGTAGTCGAGAATAAGGCCCTCGAAAACGGTGCTTTCCGCCAGTGTGACCGGCAGGTTGTTGCGGTCGATGACGGCCATGTAGCGCACGCCAGCGGTCGGATACTGGTCCTCGAAGCCGGAGCGCGTGAACACCACGTGCAGCTGGCTTTCAAGGAAACCGGCGACCTTGAGCTGGCGGCCATCGGTGGCGGTCGGGTCATACGGGCCGAACAGGCCGGTGCTGGTGACCTTGGCGACCGGAATGCCGGACTTCAGCCAGGCGTTGAAATCATCCGGGTCGATGGAGGCGAAGTACTTCTGTTCCTTCTCCTTGTCGCCGGTGAACAGGCTCAGGTCAAGCTGCGCCTCACGAATGCCATCGGTGATGCGGTTGATAAGCCAGGACTGGTCGTCCTGCGGCACCGTATAGCCGGTGGTGTGAACCATTTCCACGGGTTTAGCCATTGGGGTTCTCCTTACTTTTTGTCGTTGTTGATGGACGCGAACTTGCGCCCGTAATCGTATGCGGCAGTCAATCCGCCACTGGCCGTCGAACCTTGAGGATGAGGCGCCGTATGGCTGTATCCCTCCAATACGGAGGCGGGCAGGGGCTGCTGCTGTTCTTCTTTCTTCCCCTCGTCGGCAACCGTTTCGGTCTGCGCGGGAAGAATGAACTGGGATGCGTTCTTCGCCCACTCCTCGATGGCCTCGGCGTCCGCGTCCTTGGGTGCAAGGGCGGCGAACACCTCATCGGTGAGCTGCGGGTATGCGGCCTGCGCCTTGAGCTTGGCGATCTGGGTCTGAGCCTGCGCGTACTGGTGCTCCACGTCGGCCAGCTTGCTTTCCGCATCGGTGGCGCGCTTCAGGTTCGCGTGGCTCTTCTTCTCGTTCTCGCGGCTCATGGCCTGCCACATGGACACCTTGTCGGCAAGGTCGTTGCTGTCGGCCTTAGGCGTGGTGTCGTTCTGTTCGCCCGTTCCGGGCTCACCGTCCACGGTCGTTTCGACGATGGGGGTGTTTTCGTTGTCAGCCATCAGGGATGGTTCCTTTCGACTTGGTTGCTGTTACGCGGCAAGGCGAAGCCTCGCCCTGCGGTGTTGCGCGAACGCAAGGTTTGACGCCAGCGCCTGTTTCAGGTGCGGCGAAGGTTCGAAATGGTAGGTGTGCTCCTCGTAGCGGAAGTGTTCGGCCTTTCCGGTCGATTCGACCTTCCGGTAGTATGCGGTGAACACGTTGGCTCTCTCCAACATTCGTTGAATCTGCTCCCGTGTCATATCCGCGTCGGGCTGATGCCAGTCCACGTCCTTGCGGGGCTTGACATCCTTGGCGCTCAATACGGGGCCTATCTCGCTGTTGGTGAGGGTAAGCACGCGGGTCTGCCGGAGTTTCGCGGATGCGGTGCCGCCCGCCTCCTTGTAGATGCGTTTCAGGTCATCGTCGTTGAGTCTCAGACCGGGGTCGTTGTCTCCGACGATGGGGAGCACGGTGCAATGGCAGTTGCCGTGCAAAGGCATGAGCGCGGATATCGAATACACCCTGTCGGCTGCGACCACGCACAAGCCGCACGTGCCCGTCTTGGACAGTTCCGGGTGGATGATGCGCCGGTATCTCGTGACGCCGGACTTACGGTATCGTTCCAACGTGGCATGGGTTCCGGCGATCATGGAATCAGTGTCGATGATGTCGATAAGACGCTCGTTCGCCTCTTCCAGCCACCTGTCAACGGAACGCTGCGCGTCGGCCTCAAGGTTCTCCCACGCGGACGGGCGCAAGTGAGGCTCCTTACTGGAAGCGTCCCTGTAGGATTCCACGGGGCGGAGCATCATCTTCCACGGGTCCGTGTTGTCCCTGACCACCTCGAACTCCGGGAGCTGACCCTGCGCGGTGGCGCCGACAAGTCCGAGCGCGATGTCGGCATAGGCTATGCCAAGTCGGCGCATACGCTCCACGAACGCCATATACCGTGAGGCCAGGTTAGCCGACGCGCCCTGTGTGATGGCATCGTTCCACCAGTCGGCGGGGGACAGGCTCTGCCACATCTTCCATGCGGCGGTCACGTATTCCTCGACCAGTCGGGCGCGTTCGCGCTCGTACCGGCTCATGCGCTGGTTGAGAATCTGGGTGATGTCGGCCATCAGAACGTCTCCACGCCGTCGAGACTGGTGACGCTATCGGAAACGCCGTCGCCGTTCTCGTCGCCGTTCAAACCGTTAACGGCGGACTGGGTGGTTTCATCCCATCCGGTCGCCGGCTGCACGGCGCCCTGCAGTACGGGCTGACCGGCCGATTGGTCGGAGAATGTCAACTGGTCGGACATGCGATTCATGTCATCCTCGGCTATATCCTGAGCTGTGAAACCGAAGTCATGGGTGAGAACCGTGCGGCGGGCCATCAGACCGGACTGGTATTTCAGCTGGCCGGATTGGGCGAGTTCCAGACTGCTCGTGGACACCATGGGCTTCCACATCAGCTCGAAATCGTCCTCGGCGGCGCTGCCCTCGCCGTTCAACGTCAACGCCATGCGAATCATGCGTCCGATGGCCTCGGACGCGAGGGCGTTCAGGTTCTCGACCTTGAACCGCAGCGTCTCGCGCTTCAACTCGGCACCGTTGGCGGAACCCTGCACGTCAGGGCTGAGAATATCCAACGGGATGCCGGCAGTGGCCGCGAGATGCTTGATGTCGGCGTTGATGACGTTCTGCAAGCCATTCAGATCGGTGGTCTGAGACTCCCATATATCCACGCCGTCCGGCAGGTTCCATAGTGCTGCGGGACCCATGGCGAACCTTTCAGAAAGGTCGATTGGGTCACCCTCATCCTTCAAGCCCTGAATGACCTCGATATCCTCAGGGCCGTATTCAAGGTTGATGTCGCCTTTGATGGCGCGTTGGCGGAACGCCTGCATCATGGTTATGCACAGGCGGTCGAAAATCTGACGGTCGATACGGCGCAGAGTATCAAGAAAAGGCTCGAACATGCCCATGCCGTCCGGCGTTGGCAGTTTGACCACCGGAAGGCTTTCGCAGGCTAGAGCGTAATCGTAGGTCTCATCGCCCTGTGCCCACTCCCAAGTGTTGCCCGGCTCCCATGCCTTGCCTTCTATGGCGAGCTGTGCCACGGCCTCGTCATCGTCGGGGTCAGTCACCGTGCGTTCGCTCTCGCGCGTGGCGAGCTTGGAATACACACGTTTGATATTGCCGGCCTCGTCGCGTTCCATGCTGAACAAGCGAATGTTCTCGACCCCATCACGGGCGTCATAGCTGTAATGGATGGCCGAATCTTCATCATCCGACATGTAGCAGCACCAAGGGCTCCACGCCTGCACCAGCCTCTTCCCGCGCCCCTTGTTCACAAAGCCGTAGGAGGCGCCGTAATCCGCAGTGTCGGGGAACAGGTGGCAGCGCAGCAGCGTGTCCATCATGCAATCCCGGTACATGGCGTCGGCGGCGGTGTCCTTCACCTTATCGTCGGATATCTTGCGGAAACCGTTCGGACGCTGACGGTCGGTCACGCTTTCGCTGATACGGCGAGCCAGATTCAACGTGCCTATCTCGCGCATGGTGCGGTACACGGGAGCCGCGTTCGGGCTTGTGCTGCCGGGCACGCTCGTGGAGTCCACAAGCTCCTTGCCGTCCTTGTACTGTTTCAGAACGGCGAGCATGGGAAGCCTGCGCCCCCAAGCCGTAGCAAGCTGGGTGAGGTTCCAGGCATCCGTATCCTCGACGGTCGCGTTCCTGATGGCAAGCTGCACGTCGGGCATGGGCTAACCTCCTAATAGATGCGAATGGGCGCGCGACGCCTCTTCTCCTCGGCTATCTCCAGATAGCGGGCGCGTGCGCGGTATGCGAGAATGCCCGCGACGCAGGCATCGATCTTGTTCGGGCTGGCCGGTGATTCCTTGAGAATCTTGTAGCCATACGATTTGTCCACCCGGCGCGGATGCCGGAAATGGTTGACGAGCCTCGGGTCGGCAAGCAACGCGATGCTGTTCAACGCTGGCTTTCTGCCTTCCGGCTCCTCATACGGGTAGCGGAAACCTGTGGCCGCGTTCTCCGTGGCCTGATACATCTCGTTCTTCCAGTTGTTCGTATAGAACTTGACGAGATCGCCGTTCTTGCGGGGGCCGACCTTCAGTTTCTTCCCGTAGTCCTTCTCCCAAGCGCCTATCATCGACTCGAAGAAGGCCGCGTCGGCAAAGAAGCCGACCACGTTGTACTTGTCGAGCATGTCTCTGGCGGCTTGGTCGAAAGCGTCACGGTCAACCCTCCACGTGGCCTTCTCCGGCCCGTCCGGGCATTGCTCCAGCTTGATAAGGAACAGCATGCCATCGGACACCCTGCAACCAACGAGGGCTGTGGAGTCCTTCGACACGGAACCGTCGAAGCCGAGCGTTATCGGCTCCTTCTTGGTGACGAATTTCTGCCAAGCGGTTTCGAGCTTGCGGGAACCCAGATAACCGGCCATCTCGTCCTTGTACAGGACATGGGATTGAATGTCGGACTCCCTGAGCCAAGCGTTCTGCACGCTGGAAAGATTGTTCAGGAAGTAGCGAATCGAATCTGCGGGATCGGTGTCCGGCTGATAGATCTGGTCAAGCTGACCATCCAACGTCAACCACCCGTCCTTGGACGGGCCAAGCTCGCCATCGGTCAGCGAATAACGGCCATCGGCGCTCAGACCGGTCTTGTTCTCAATCGGCACGTCGGTACCGTCCTTGAGAATGATATGGTCCTTCCCATCAGGGCTTTTCAAGGATTGACCGTAGGCAATCTCAAGAGCCTTGGTCATCTTCTTCTCGTCCGAGAAGTCCTCCACGTCCAACGTCGCGTACACATGGTCGAAGTAGATGCCGGCACGATGCTTGATTCGTCCTGCGGCCACATCCCACGCATACTTGTACGACGCTTCAGCGATACTGCCCTCACCGGGACGGTACATCGTGGAGGTCTCCATCATGAACGTGCCAGCGGTACCGGCACGCTTGCCGAGGTTACGGGCCACGGTCTTGTACACGTTCCACAGCTTCGGCTGCACCATAAGATGCGTCTCGTCGGCAAGACCACAGGTGGTCAGCTTTCCATCCTGACTGGAAGCGCCAGAAGTGATGGGCATGATGATTCCGCCCTCGGGAAGCATGATACGGGTCGTGCCCACATCCATGCCCATGCCCTTCCAATCGGACAAGGGGCCGGAATCGCAGTTGTAGTAGATGGACTCGAACACGTTGCCGGCCTGCTGTTCGGAATTGGCCAAGCACACGACCTCGGGTTGGGTGACAGGCTTGCCCACAGGCTCACCCTCGTGATACTCGTATGTCTCACCCATGAACGTGTAGGTCTCGCCCTCACGCGCCCAATGGTCGAAACGACAAGGACCGAAACCCTCGAACATGCCAACACCAGCGGCCTTGCCCGACTTGTCGCGACCCTTGGCTCGGGAAAGGAACAGACGATTGAACTTGCGTTTGCCATTCCTCTTCAACGCATAGGCGCCGACCATGAACTGGTACTCGTCCAAATCGAAATGCATAGGCAATCCGATGCCGTCGCCACGACCGATAAGCGTGAACGTCTCAATCCACCACACCGCCAGATGACCGAGGGAATGATCGTACTCCCACTGCGTCAGCTGGGGAATAATGTCATGCGCCACCGTTCACCACCCTCAACTGACGGCGGCGACGGTCAACATCCTCCTTCACCGCCTCGCCACGGGTTTCCGGGCGACCGGTTCCGGTACTCATATCATCAGCCTCAATGGCCTCGATCTTCGCCTTGATGCGGGCGGCGGGCGTGATAAGAAACGAGTCCTCACGCTGACGAATCTCAGCGGCCATCACCGCAGAAGGCTTCGACATACGCCAGTAATCATCCTTCAGCTTCGCCAAATCCATCAGCGAAAACCAGTCGGCCTCCATGCCCATGCGCGGAGCCATAGGCCCCGTCTGCATCGACTTGTACCAGCGTTTCGTCAAGTCAAGCCACTCACGCCCATCAGGACGAGTCGCGGGCAAGTCCAGACCCATCACGGTATCAGGACTCTTCAAAACCATATTCCTACCGGCCTTGCTACGACCGGAATGACCATTGCCAGCCATGCTTCAACCCCATTCCGCCCGTTCCGGGCACGCCGAAGCCAAGGCATTCCGCCTACAGGCAACGGTTATGGACTAGAAGTCGGTTCGCCAAAGTCGCCTGACGCGACTTCTCCAAAGGAACCTTCCACTTAAACGCCGGACCATCAGGCCCGAAAGAATCAACATCGACCCTCTTGCCGCACACAGCGCACACGCCATCGCATTCCGCGATGACATCCGCGTCGGTGAACGACTCCACCCGAATATCCGGCTCGATATCCTCGGCCTCGACCTGCTTGACGAACAAGGGGGTTTCCGGATTGGGGGGATATTTCACAGGGTCTTTATCCGACAGCCGCTTGTACTTGCTGCGATGCCTGCCGGAACAGAAAATCTGGTCAACACGAGACGGTTGAAAATAATGGCCTATAGGACACAAACGGGTACGAAACGGGATAATCGGACTCCCCGCATACCGGTCACGGTCATAATGATGACGGCACAAGCCGCGCGCATACACCGCATTCCCGCAGCCGGCCACCATGCATACATAGCCGCTCACTGAAACGCCGGATGCGAATACCATTGCTCTTCCTTCCGGCGTTCACGATTCATGCGCCGCTGCTCAGCGGACTCCTGCGCGGTTTTCTGCGAATGATGGTACGGGCACAAGGCCCACAGATTCGACGGGGAATCATCATCGGGCTCACCGTTCTTCGCGCGAACCTTATGATCGACCTCATTGGCCGGATAGCCGCAAATATGCTTTGCCCCCGTATGCCAGTCGGTCACAATCCACTGGCATCGATGGTGGTCCCGCTCCAATATCTGCTTGCGGGTCCGCTCCCATCCGGGGTTGAACCGTGCATCACGGTTGGAAGATGACCAAGCCACGATGACTCCTTACACGTAGGGGGCGGAGCCGGTGGGAGCGTGGCGAGCGAGCATTCCAACGGGGTTAATCCAAATACAGGGGAGGTTGGTCCACGAGCCACCGGCTCCTAGAGGCAATCCCGAGAATCGAACTCGAACCTGCGCTTTACGAGAGCGCCGCTCTTCCAATGAGCTAGAATGCCATGCCTCCCACTAGGGGAGCGCTGTTCAGTTATCGCCGCACGGCATGGCATGAAGCCGCCGCCGACATCCGGCGATGACCCAAGAAGCCGTCACCGCCTGTAATTGCCTCTTCTTGAAGGCGTTGTGGTACCGGAGTGGACTCGAACCACCGACCCTATGACCGTAGCCATACGCTCTAGCCGCTGAGCTACCGGCATCGCATACCCGGTGAGAATCGAACTCACGTCACCGGTTTTGGAGACCGGTACTCTACCATTGAGCTACGGGCATATAGGGATAGTCGAACCCACACGACAGTCACGGCCTTGACCGGCATTACCGACCATCTCGCGGATGATGCAAGATTTGCACTTGCGAACCTTTTACGGTTTACGGCCTAGCAAGCCGCCGCATTCGTCTACTCTGCCAATCATCCACGGCCACGCCCCGGTCCAAGAAAACAACACCAACACAAAACGGAATCCCAGAGAACTCGACCTTACAAATCCTCGTAAATTGTTTTGACGGTTTGGTTTTCAAAAAAGGCGTGGCCTAGTCGTGAGAGAGGGAATCGAACCCACAACACACCGGGTTTGAGCCGGCGTCCTCTACCAATTGGGATATCTCACGCAGATACAAGAAAACCCCGCGACTGCGGGGCCTCACCTTGTCAGGAACCCGAGCTTCGCTCCAATCCCCGACAATCCATCTACACGACATTTTACTCACAACAAGCGTTGCAGCAAGCGTTGCAGCAAGCGTTACAGTGAAGAAAATGTGAAAGAACAGCACTCACCATGGAAACGAACGGCTTTTCCGTAATAGCCCCAGATCGCATCCAGCGTCAGAGCTA